GTCTATTGCTCGGCATGGACCAAATCTCTGCCAGTGATCTGGGACACAGGCGACCCCACCTTAATGCCCGTATTGAAGAACGGTCTTTACAAGTCTTTAGATTTGGACCGTAGCACCACCCAAGGCATAGCCAACGCCGTAGCACGGATGAGACCAGCATCGAACTGGTTGTTAGTAGGTGCAAAGGCAGACGTCGCAGAGCAGACAACATTCACACCCGTGAACGCTCTAAACGGAGGTTACGTGCCTGTCGAGCTGTTAAGATCATGCTTCGACAGAATAACAACAGCTGGCAACACCAGCATACACTCCTTGTTCTTGGACGGAACTGTGCGTACCATGGGCAAGCCTTGGATTGAACCAGTGTCTATAGATGTCACTGAGTTCGATTCGAATTTTTAGATCCAAAACGGGTCACACAACATCGTGAGGAAAGCGCCTTCAAACGGACGATCAAATCGGACGGTCAATTGACGACGAACGCACCTACTCACGGTGTTTCTGAACTATGGCGAAAATTGGGATTATTCGACGAACATATTGATTATCTCAATAATCGACATAGAATGGCTAATGTAAATAATGTAAGTTTTGTAAATAATAAAATAATCAAAGAGAGATCTGCTGCACTCAACGAGGACGAAGTAATTACCGGCACTCCATTTGCCTACAGACCTATGGACGGACAAGATGCTTTAACATCACCACACAATCCGGTCGCTTTCAATTTTGCACAGCAGAAGGACGTCGTGGACTTGTTCATACCAGCCACCAAACAGTGGGAGAATTGTGACTGCAAGTCGAACAACATACAGCATATGGAAATGTCTCCATCTGATTCTACCAACTGGCTCAACGTTAAGCGTTTTAAGACCATACCAAAGAGTTACAGACACAGGTTTGGGGCAAAGTGGGGAAAGATTCTCTTTACCTACTCCACTTTACTCGAACCGATGAATTCCCATCTTTTCATCTTGCTGCTCTCAGCCAACCACAAGCAAAACTGTTGCGAGTCTTGTTTCATACAACATCTGAAAGCTATCAGTTTAGTATCTCTCAGACTCAACATAGAGATGGGTCCAGGATGGTGGAGTTTCTTCTCGGATATGCATATTCTGGGAGGTTACGACACAGTCTTGAACCGTGTGGATGTTTTGGCTAACTACGCTTCGACTTGTCAGGCGATAAGAGGATGCGACTCTAAATGGTTACGGGATAATATTTCCAATACCGTCACCAAGATCGGCGGAACCGGTTCTTCAAAACAGAACACCTTCGAACAATTCATCAGGTTCAGGGACAATTGGGCATTACCAGGTGCTAGTACCGCAGGCACTCCGACACTTATACAAATCGGTAATTATACATCTAAGCCGAGGAAGATAAGAGGTAAGTTTGCTAATACCTTAAGCTATACAGACGAACAACTAAGTGCTGAAGCTTTAGCGGGACACCCAGCACGTATCTTCCCCTTTCGCAAGGCCGATGAACCAACTAAGACAAGAGTGGTTCAGTCTTATGATATGTGGTCTTACTTGCGCTGTTCGTATGCCGAATCATTCTTCGAAGACTACAATGCTCATGGCGAGTGGACTACAGCGGGCATGTCAGTGGCTCAAAGAGCGGAAGCCAGAATACGGCTTTTGTCTCATCTTAAGACCAAACCTAAGGCAGAGGCAATCAGTTTAGATCAATCTGCATTCGACGAACATCAAAGGAAGAGTTTGGTCAGACACGCCATGTGTGCATTGTGGGATCATGCGATCGGATTATCTAGAGCTAACCTCAAACCCCAGTTACGTCGTCTGAAAGAAGCGGATATCAATTCTTTCGATGCCGCAGGGGTCTACTCTAAGAAAGGTCGCACAGTGACAAAGGAGTGTGACTGGTTGCAGGGATTACCATCCGGACACAAGTGGACCACATTGATTGATAGTCTTATCAATAAGGCGGAGTCTGAGTACGTATGTGCCAAGATGCACTTGGAGTTGTATGACGGTTTATGGCAGGGTGATGACGCAGTGTTGATAGTCAGAGGACCAGTGGACAAGGAGGTTATGACGAGTATATTTAATGGTATGGACCTGGATGTTAACCCGGATAAAACCTGGGTTAGTAACGTCCGTTTCGAATTCCTTCACGAAGTGCATGGCCCAGAAGGTGTTTGGGCCTTTCCTGCACGCGTGGCGAAGAGTTGTTTGTGGAAGAAGCCAGAATTGGGTAACACTTCATTCACACCACCTCACCTCAAGATACAGGAGCGTTGGGATACGTTCAGGAAAGGAATTCGTCGCGGTCTTGATTTAATCACTGAATATCGTGATGACGTCATATCGACCATTAAGAAGTACAGTAAGACACGCAACCCAGTCGAGGTAGCGGACGCATATTTGCGCACGCCGTTAGCACTAGGAGGAGGTGGTTTAGGTACTAGCGGACGCGTGAGCGCATGTTGGTTAGCGCCGACTGTTCGCTACTCGAAGATAAAGATACTAACTAAAGTAGCTTTTGATTCGCCCAAAGATACTCTGGTCGTACACCGCGCTGTAATGAAGCGGTTGGGTGCTTCTCAACCACTGCCTGCCTCTAAGCCTGTCTTCCAACATAGGCGTCTAGCTAGAATACACTCTCCACCCAGTTTAGGTAACTTAAATGGAAAACTTCCCAAAACTGACTGGGTATCATCCGATTTTAACTTGTTGTCCAACGGGCGTCCGATCGACGCCTGGATGTACAAGCTGAGATTAGAGAGTTGTTTGAGTGGTAAAGATAAAATACCGGAATACTTATGTCCAAGCACAGCTTTGAAGAATAGCCCTATGGGCGTTGACGCAGCGATGCGATTTCTCGCTAAATGGAGCAATGAGTCCATTAATTTAACGAATGCTTTTACTAATTCGGAGCCGTTCGTGAATACACAACGCTATTTCAGAAGACTCTGGCACGGAATGTTATCTAACGTCGTAACATTCGGTACCAGACCAACTGATCTGAGCGTAGAATTTGCCAAGCTAGGTTTTGCCGCCTGGCGCCAGACGCACCTTGACCTTGTGGGGGTCAGGGTTGCGGTGTGATCCGTACTATTGATGGTTAATTAGCCAGAAAATCTTTATCAACTTCTATCCG